CCAATGGATCAGGCAGGCTGGACAAGAAGACTTACAACAGGTAAATCATTGGGTATGACTATGGGTGGTAAGCGTAATTATGGTGATGAAGGTAATGATTATATCGCAAGCCTGGCTTTAAAGACAGGACAGGAATGCAATACCTGGGTTTCAATTATTTTCCCAAACCTTGACCAGCTTCTTATCCCAGCAGTTATAAATGTAACTTCCCTTGGAGGAGACTCAACAAGCATTGATGCACTCGAATGGGAAGCACAGAGCGATGGAAAACCAACATATATTCCATATACAGAATAAAAAAGAAAGAGAGAATTTGAATAATGGCAAAGACAGATTTTAAAGTAATAGACATATCAATGAAGATTACAAACCAGTTACCTATGGTTCGTATTACTGATGACTTAGTGGTAACTGTGAATAACAGAAAGAACACAATTCTTAATGTACAGGCTATGGCTGCTGAGGCTGAAAAGAAGAAAGATAGTGACAACGGAATGGGATTTATAACAAAGGCTCTTGAAATGCTTATTGGCAAAGAGGCAGCAGATAAGATTGAGGCTATGGACTTACCGCTTCCAGAATATAAGGAAATGTATAATGCAATAATGGGTGTTGCCACAGGCACATATGGAGAGGAGAATACACCCTCATAGTGAAATATATTATGACATATATGATGACTGGGAATTGATAGAGTCAAGCTTCCTGTCACAGTATGGCATACGATTGCGAACGGAAGATGATATGTCTTGGGCGGAATTTTGTTCTTTATTGTCAGGAATAATGCCAGAGACACCGCTTGGCAGAGTGGTGAGCATAAGGGCAGAAAAAGATATGAAAGTCATAAGGAACTTTACTAAGGAACAGAAGAAGATACACAATGACTGGCTTCTGAAACGTAATAAGAGAGTGGTAGGAACACCACAGTATATAGAACATTGGACACGATTACAAAGAGATTTTAAGGCTGCTTACTCAAAGAAGTAGGCAGCTTTTTAATTGTGTCAGAAAGGAGGGCGAATGTCAGATACAGTAGGTCAGATAGCTCTGGAACTTGGAATAGATAGTTCACAGATAGTTAATCAGCTTACAGGAGCTTCTAATAAGGCAGCTAAGCAGGCAACAACTATCTTTTCTGGGCTTGGTAAGAAGATAGCTGCAGGACTAAGTATAGCTGCAGTTACTAAGTTTACGAAAGATTGCATAGAAGTAGGTTCTAATGTAACAGAAGTACAGAATGTCGTAGATACAGCATTTAAGGACTTAAGCTGGCAGGCAGACCAGTGGGCTTCCAATGCTATGACTAACTTTGGCTTATCGGAATTATCGGCTAAGAAGTACATGGGTGTGTTTGGCCAGATGAGTAATGCTATGGGTATTACAGGTAAGGCGGCACTTGATATGGCTGAAAATGTCACAGGATTAACCGGTGATGTTGCATCATTTTACAATCTTAGTACGGATGAAGCATATACAAAGCTGAAATCTATCTGGACTGGTGAGACTGAAACGCTCAAGGACTTGGGCGTGATTATGACTCAGACTAACTTAGACCAGTATGCACTTAATAACGGCTTCGGTAAAACTACAGCCAAGATGACAGAGCAGGAAAAAGTAATGCTGCGTTATCAGTACGTTACAAGTGCTTTGTCCAATGCCACAGGAGACTTTGTTAAAACACAGGATTCCTGGGCGAATCAGACAAGAATACTTACATTAAGGTTTCAGCAGTTAAAGGCTAGCCTTGGTAAAGGCTTCATAGCATTGTTTACACCTATTCTGCGTGGATTTAATAGTCTGCTTGCAGGACTGCAGAAAGTGGCAGATGGATTTGCTAGTTTCGTGCAGATGCTTACAGGTGCCGATATATCATCCTCTATGGGAAGTATAAGTGCTGATATAGCAGGCATAGGAGATGATGCTGGAGGTGCTGCAGATAATGTAAGCGGAATAGGAGATGCAGCTAAGAAGACAGCAAAGGATATTGAGAAGTCCCTTGCAGGCTTTGACCAGATAAATAAGCTGACAGAGCAAACAGATGATAGTTCTGATTCAAGCGGTAGTACAGGTGGAATATCTTCAGAAATCGGAAGCGTTGACCTTGTACCAGATGTGAGTAAAAGTACATCTAATGTTTCAAGTACAATATCTGATATGGCAGATAAAGTCAAGAAAGCATTAGAGCCACTTAAAGCAATATCTTTTGATAATCTGATATCATCACTAGATAATCTTAAGAGAGCCGCACAACCATTAACAGAGAAGTTATTCGCAGGATTGGAATGGGCTTATTACAATATATTTGTTCCTTTGGCTAAGTGGACCATAGAAGATTTGCTTCCGGCATTTCTTGATGTATTAGCAGGTTGTTTAGATGTACTGAATAGTGCATTAGATGCATTAAAGCCTTTGTGGATGTGGGCTTGGGATAATTTCCTTGAGCCTGTGGCAAAGTGGACTGGTGGAGTGATTGTTGATGTTCTGAAAGGATTAGCCTCTGCTTTAGAGGGTATATCTGATTGGATAAAGGATAATCAAGGTCCATTTGATGCAATAGTGATAACAATAGGAGCATTTGCAGCAGTTTGGAAAGCTGTAGATTTAGCAGAATTTCTTATGAATGCTGGCGGTGTTGTTGGAATTATAAATAAAATGAAAGCGGCAATACATGCTTGTACATTAGCAAAAATAGCTGATAAGTTTGAAACAGTTCAGCTTTGTGCTATGTATGCAAAAGATTTTGTTAAAAGCATTATACAATCCATATCAAAGCTTGAAATATATTATACTACTTGGTTTAAGGTAAATATCCTGCAATCGGATACAGTAAAAGGTATTAAGGACTTAGTAACTAATATTAAAGCATCAACTATAGCATTGAAAGATGATATTGTTGAATGGGTAAGGAATACTGCTGAGAAGACTAAGAATAAAGCTGTTGATATAGGCGGAAATATTAAGAACCTGGCTATTGATATGGCAAAGGCAACTAAGGAGTTGGCACTTCAATCAATAGAGTGGGTAAAGAATACTGCAGAGAAAGCAAAAAATAAAGCTGTAGATGTTACCACAGGAATAAAAGATTTTATTGTAAATATGGCATTGGCGACAAAGGAATTAGTTTCTCAGGCCATACAATGGGGAATATCAACGGCATCTAAAGTAGCAGATACAGCAGCCACAGCAGCACATACAGCGGCTACTTGGTTAGCCACAGCAGCTACAACAGCATTTGGTGTTTCTATGTCAGTATTAACAAGTCCTATAACATTAGTTATAGTGGCTTTAGCAGCATTAGGTGTGGCTATATACGAGTTAGTAAAACATTGGGATGTAGTTAAGGATGCAGCAGGAAAATGCTGGGACTGGATTACTGATAAATGGTGTAAAGCAGGTGATTGGTTTAAAGGCATATGGCAGAATATTAAGTCAGCATTTTCTTCATTTGATAACTGGTTACAGAATATTTTTAACATAGATTTTTCAGATAGCTTCGGCTTTATAGGCGATATAATGAATGCTTATTTGCAAAATGTTTCTAATATATTTGGTGACGTAAAGCAGATATTTGGTGGATTGATTGACTTTATTACTGGGGTATTTTCAGGCGATTGGTCTGAAGCTTGGAATGGTATTGTGGATGCCTTTGGTGGAATATTCTCTTTAATTGCAGACATAGCCAAAGGACCTATTAATATGGTAATCGGACTTATAAATGGTATGCTTGACGGATTAGAAAGTGGTATTAATTGGATAGTCCGTAAGGTAAATGGCTTAAGCTTTGATGTGCCTGACTGGGTACCGGTTATAGGTGGTGACCATTTCGGGTTTGATTTACCGGAAGTTGGTTTTGGCAGCATTCCATACCTTGCACAAGGTGGATATGTAAAGCCAAACACACCACAGCTTGCAATGATTGGTGATAATAAACACCAGGGAGAAGTTGTAGCACCAGAGGATAAGCTTATCGATATGGCACAGAAGGCAGCAGCTATGGCATCCAGTGCTGAACTGTTAGCCGAAGCTATAAGTATTCTTAAGCAGATACTTAAAGTGTTGGAAACATTAGATCTTGATATACAGCTAGATGGAAAGAGTCTTAAGAAGTATGTAGTTGATAAGATAAACGAACATACAAAGCAGACAGGAAAATGTGAGATTATACATTAAGGATGTGATGAATTGATACTAAGATGTGACAATCAGGAGCTTCCGGCTCCTGTGTCCATCAAAGTGGATGATGAGATTATATGGTCTTCTTCAACAGGACGAGCACTTGACGGAACAATGTTAGGTGATGTAGTTGCTGAAAAGAAGACTTTATCTATATCCTGGGGAGTTCTTCAGGAAGATGAGCTGGTTCTTATTAAGAGTAAGCTTGTTGCCGGATTCTTCCCAATAACATTTCATGATGATGGACAGGATATAACAATAACAAGTTACAGAGGCACACTAAGCAAAGACGTAATAGGGGAGTTAGATGATGGCATTTTCTATTATAGAAGTGCAAGTGTGTCAATTATTCAACAATAAGGAGAGCTAGAAGATGAAAAAGACATTTACAATTAAACAGATTGACAGAATTTCAGCAGAATTACAGAAGTTACAGAATTCAAAGAAACATTGGCCGGTTAAGGTTAATTATGCAATTGCTAAAAATCTTAAAGCATTATTGGCAGAATTAGAGACATATAACGCTGAAAGAACACGAGTATTAAAGGAAAATGCTTTAAAGGATGAAAATGGGAATGCAGTCGTAGAAGATGGCTCTTACAAGTTTGCAGAAGATAAGGAGCAGGAGGTAATTAAAGAAATTGGTGATATGTATAACATTGAAACAGAACTTGATGTGCATATGATTAAGCTGGAAGATGTTAATGAGTGCGATTCAGAAGGATATGACGGAACTACATTAGAAGATATTACTGCAATAGAGTTTATGATACAGGAGTAAGTGTATGTATAACAATGTAACGGAAGCTTTTAAAGAAACAATAAGAAGTCCATCGAGGACTTTTGAAGCCAGATTAAGAATTAATGGAAAATGGTATAATTCCCGATTTAAAAAATTGGGCTATGAGACGTCCAGCACAGCAGATGAAGCATTACAGCTAGGGTCGGCGGTATCTGCTAAGATAGAGATTACTCTTAAGAAGATAGATGAATTATTTGAAAACACAGAGATACCAGTAGAGATAGGTTTAAAGCTGCCAAGTGGAAAGTATGAATATATTCCACTTGGCTTTTTTACAGCAGAGCACCCACAAAGTGATCAGGCAACAACGACATTTACAGCATATGACAGAATGATGAAGACTACAGGACTATATATATCCAATCTGATATATCCAGCAAGTGCTGCTTCGGTTTTAAGTGAGATAAGTACAAGCTGTGGTGTTCCGGCAGACGTAAGTGGTCTGGATTACATAATGATACAGACTAAACCAGTTGGATATACATACAGAGAGGTGATAGGCTATATAGCTTCATTAGCTGGTGGATTTGCATGCGTGGACAGAGCCGGAACTATTGTTATTAAGTGGTATAAAGAATGTGAGTATTCTATAGATAAAACAAGAATTATGTCATTTGAGCATAATGAAAGCGACTTTCATCTGGATTATATTAACTGCAATGTGGATAGCCAGACTGAATTATCACAAGGCGGTGGACAACTGGGAATAACCTTTTCCAACCCATTTATGACGTCAGACAGATTAAGTTATATATATCAGAGCATTAAAGAATTTACTTATAGAGGTGCTTCGTTAAAGACACTTGGAGATATACGCCTGGATCCGTGGGATATCATAACTGTCAATGATGGTACTGGTGAATATAAAATGCCGGTTATGAATTTGGCACAGGAATATGATGGCGGTATGGCTATGACTGTTACATCTTATGGGAAGACGGAAGCTGAGACTGAAACAGATTTTAAAGGTCCGACAACACAGCAGAACGAAAGAATATATTCTGATTTGATAATAGCAAAGGAATTAATAGCAAAGAAAGTTGATGCTGACTGGGTTAAGGCTAATACTGTTACAGCAGAGAAAATTGATGCCGTAAATGCAGAGATAATTGATATAAAGACCAATTATCTTAAAGCAGATGTTGCAGATTTAAGGTACGCTAACATAAAGCTTAGTAATATCGAGGCTGGCTCTATAAAGACAGCAATGATAGACAAAGGCGCGGTTGGTACAGCTCAGATTGCGGACGGAAGCATAACAGATGCTAAGATAGTAGATTTAACTGCTAATAAAATAACAAGTGGAACTATAGATGCCGCTGCCATCGAGGTAATCAATCTTAAGGCTGCCAATATCACGGTAGGAACAATTAACGGTAAGCAGATAGCTGAAGGAGCAATAGATACATCCAAGTTTGGAACAGATGTAACAGACTGGATGAATACAACAGACAAAGATATAGAAAATGCAGCAAAAAAGGCAGATACAGCTAATACGAATGCGGCTGGTGCATTAAGCACGGCGGAAGCGGCTAAACTTTTATCAGCGGCGGCTTCTAAGACTGCGGAAGGAGCACAGCTTACAGCAGATGGCAAGAATACAATATTTTATCAGACAACAACACCTTCAACGGAGAGTAGAAAAACTAATGATATATGGTTTAATACAGCAGATTCTAATAAGATGTATTACTTCGATGGCAAAAGCTGGGTATTACGTCAGTTCGGAACTAATGCCATAGCGAATGCTTCTATAACTAATGCATTAATAGCAGATGCAACAATACAGAATGCCAAGATTGCCAATATGGATGCAGGAAAGATTACAAGTGGTTATATATCCGCAGACAGGATAGCTTCAGGTTCGATTGTAATTGGAAAACTTGATGCTGGTACGCAGAATGATATAGCCGCCGCCAAGAAAAGATATCAGATAACCGTAGATTTAAGAGACGCAAAATATAACACGGATACATATTATCCAGTATTAATTAATTCAGGCATACCATATGGTGGTTTATATAACTATGAATGTAATGTACAGCTCAACAGTGGAACTAAGCCTGTCTGGTCTACGCATAATCAAGGTTTTACTTGCAATCTTATTTTAAGAGTATTAGCAGGTGGCTGGGAAACAACGGATGCCGCTGGTTATTTGGAGGAGAATAATTATCGCTTTTGTAATAAAATGCCTGCGTTTGTAGGGCAGGTACAACAACATAGCCAGATATACTTTATGTTGCGTGGTGGGGCACGATATTACATTTATACACCTAATAAAAGTGACGTAACAATATATACTGTTAAAACTAATATAGCAAGAAATACTTCATATACAGTGTATCTTGAACCTACCCAATCGCCAAAGAATGATTATGCGGAGGCTAAAGGATCTACAATTGCAAGCTGGTGTGCTGCAAATAATAAGACACTTATTAATGGTGGAAAGATATATACAGGCAGTGTTACAGCAACACAGATAGCCGCAAATGCAATAACAACAGAAAAGATAGCGGCAAGTGCAGTTAATGCAGATAAAATAGCAGCTAGTGCTATAACTTCGGCAAAAATAGCAGCAAATGCAGTAACCTCGGATAAGATTGTTGCAAATGCAGTTACAGCCGCGAAGATAGCTTCTAAGACAATAACAGCTAATCAGATAGCTGCTAATTCAGTTACAGCCGCAGAGTTAAGTGTATCTACATTGTCTGCAATATCCGCAAACCTGGGAACAGTTACAGCCGGAGTGCTTAAAAGCTCTAATTATGTTGCAAACAGTACAGGAATGATGCTTAACCTTGCAACAGGAACGTGGGATAGCAAGTATTTTAAAATATCCAGTACAGGAGATATAACAAGTACCAGTGGTATTATTGGTGGCTGGTATATAAATTCAACAGGTCTTAGCAGCTATAAAATTAATTCGTCTGATGGAATAAAATGCAGTATAAAAAATGCACTTGATATAACAGCTACAGATACGCAAAGTAATTTTATAGAACTTCAACGACAAGGCAGTAGTGTTTTTAATGTATCTTTTACAGGCGGTGTAACTGCAAAAGTCCTATATACGTCCCAAATAGATATAGGAAAGAGGGAATATCTAAAAATCCTAGGAGATACAAGAGTTTCAGGTATATTAACAGTTGGCAATGATAAATATGGGGACTGCGATTTATCAGTGGTTGGAAAAGCAAGGATTAATGAAATATATACTAACTATTTTGAAAATTACGGAACCACGAAACTGAATTATATTAAGCAGAATACGAATTACTGGGCTGACTTGTACAACCTTCACGTTTACGGCGATAGTTATTACGAAGGGGCTGCACAGTTTAATGCGAGACTGTATGTGAATAATACAACGATGGGAAAAGTAGGAGTTGTGCTTAATAGAAATATCACACCAGATATTAGCTTTGGATGGGACGGGACATATCTTAGAATATATATAGATAATACGGTTATTGCTTCTTACCATTGGGGAAGTTCAAGCTGGGTATAAAAATAATATTAATAAAATCCACAGGAGTGGTAGAAAGAGGTAAAAATGTTAAATGTAAACAAATCTATAACATTAAATGGAACAAGCAGTGTAGAGGAGAATGGTGCAGTTACAGATATTATGTATATGAATGCTACAATCTCCGCCAATGGAGGGTTGTCTATAAATCGTAACATAGCTAATGCCCAGGCATATATAGCAAATAAGGCGACTTATACGAAAGATACAGCAGAATTTGAAAATAAATTAAATGAGCTTGTAACAGAATTTAGTAAATAAAGGAGGGCAATAGAGATGATTAGGGCACCCAATATTAAAGTGAATATTAATTAAAGAGTATATAAGGTTTTAGGAGGAAAGAAAAAAATGATAACTTTAAAATATATGTATGCCGAAGCTGCGCACGACAAATTGATACAGCTTGTTATAATAGCAATAATAACAGATACTGTCTTTGGTATGTTAAGAGCAATTAAAGATCACGATTTTAATAGCTGTTTTGGAATTAATGGAGCAATCCGAAAATGTGCAATGATTTTATCTATAATATTGCTTGTTATTATCGATTATATAACACAATTTAATTTAATAGGTTTCTTGCCTGAAGAAGTAAGACGATTTTTTGGAGAAAGTATTGGTATCTCTGAATTTTTCGAAATTCTATTTTTAACCTATGAAGTTGTTAGTATATTAAAAAATATGGTTCTATGTGGATTGCCAGTAAAAAAAGTATGGCTGTATGTTAAGATGTTCCTGAGTAAATATACAGATGAGCTTCCGGATGATGATGAGCTTGCAGATACAACCAGAAAAACAGAATTAAGCAATGAAAAATATATTAGTTAGTAAGCACGCATAGCAATACGCTGTGGGTGTTATTTTTATATTTAAGAAATTATAAATTGAAAGAAGGAAAAATATTATGAATAAACAGGAATTTTTAGATTTAATTGTGCCACTTGTACAGACAGAAGCAGAAAGAAGAAAGATGGCAGGTACAGGTTTTGTACTTCCAAGCGTATGTATCGGACAGGCTGTATTAGAGACAGGCTGGGGCGGATCTGCATTAATGACAAAGGCTAATGCGTTCTTTGGTATTAAGGCTACTGAGAGCTGGAATGGCAAAGTATTTAGTTCTTCAACACAGGAGTGCTATGATAATGTTAATTATACTACTATTACAGCAGCATTTAGAGCATATGATACTCCAGCTGATAGTGTAAGAGATTATTACGATCTTATCACAAATAATTCACGTTATGCAGCAGCAGTAAATGTAACAGACGCCCTTGAAGCTATTACTGCGATTAAAAATGGCGGTTATGCTACAAGTCCTACATATGTAGAAAATGTTATGTCGATTATTAATAGCAATGACTTAACACAGTATGATAATGTAGTAACAGAAAATACAGAGTCAAACTTACAGCCTGATATAGATACAACAAAGTATCAAGAGGGTGATTTTGTTACATATGACACAATATATGCTTCATCAACATCATCAGATGGACTTGTACCATCAAATGGCTTTACTAGTGGCACTATCACGAGAGTTCTTCCGGGTGCGGCAAATCCTTATCTTATTGATAATGGAACAGGCTGGATTAACGATGGCTGTATTACATTTGAAGATAATTCAAATACTGAAAGCTCTGATAATGATATAAATGTTGGCGATAAGGTAAGGGTGCTTGTTAATGCTACTTACGATGGTGGTTCTTTTGCAATGTACTATGATGAATATGATGTATTAGAAGTTAAAGGAGACCGAGTAGTTATCGGTATTGGAGATATTGTAACTTGCGCTATTAATATTTGCAATATAGAAAGAGTTTAG